TTCATATCCCCTACCCCATGATGCGGCTACCGGTTACGCCGTTCTCCTTAGCGATGTCATTGAGGAAGTCGAGCTCTTCGCATGAAACCTCATACTCCTTGCTCAGACCCTCGTGTGTTTCGTACATTTTCTTGCCTACAGTCTCGTAGTCACCTGCGTTAAGAGCTTCGCAGACGGCAAGTACACGATCTTTCTCGCCAAGTACGAAGTGTGCACGCTTGTAGTCTTCCTCGCCTACTTCTGCCTTAACCTCCTCAAGTTGCTCCCATGTGCAGTCGCGCAGAGTCTCGAAGTGAGCCTCAGGATGTTTCGCTGCGATATGCTTAACGACATTCTCGCAAGAGTTGCGACGATCGTTGTATGGAGAACCTGCAAGTTCGTGCTTTACGCAAGAATTCAGAAGAACAAGCTTGTAGCCAACCGGACGGAACGGGAAGTATTCGAATTCACGGCTGTTGCAGTCGAGACGCATGAGGCAACCTTCCTTACCGAATACACTTGCAAACTGGTCCATGATACCGCAGTTTACACCACAGTAGTTGTGCTCTGTAGCCTGACCTGCGAGAGCCATATCCCACTTACTTACCTTGTTATCACCAAAGAGATCGTTCAAAGCAAAAGCAA